CATATCCACCGGCGCTACCGACTTGATTACTAAGAATCTGCAATCCTTGATTATCTAATGCAACAAGATTGGGATGCGGGCCGTCGGCTCCAGTAAAGTTTTCAGTTATTGGATTAGACGCAAGGAAGCCTGGATCAGTTGGAAATGTTCCACCACCTGTACCACCACCACATGCTGATGGGATCGTTCCTAACGCAGTTTCTATTTCTCCCTTAACACTAACTGTTCTGCGAACAGGAAATGTATATGGCGTTCCGTTGGAGTTACGGCAATTAGTTCCTGCCGCAGCATCACAACGAATCTGTGCGAATGTATATCCATCACCATAACGCCCCGCGGCCGCTGTGGCAGCAGCAATACGATCTTCCATTGGCCACGGGAACAATGGAGTTGTTCCTGTGACTCCATATGCAGTCATTGTATGAATACCCGATTGTGTATCAGTCGTATTAATACGTGTACCATTTTTCACAGAAGATAGACTAAATGCGTTAGCAGTTAGCCCGGTCGGATGCACGAAGTATGTATTAGTTGCCTCTGTTAGAAGCCCACCAGGAAGTGTACCAGTAGTTTTAAGACGAACCATTTGGTGTGCTTCTAGCCCATGACTATTCCACGTTACGACACCTGGGGACGCAATAGTAATTGTAACAGTTGCCGATTTATCTTCGGTACGAAAGCACATCCGCGCGCCGGTATTGGATGTATTTTGCCATGGATCTTGTACCGCAGCAAGAGACGTTCCAGTAGAATGTCCTGTTACTTCACTGCCGGTTCCAGCATTTGTCCAGTCAGAATGGACGCGATAGCCAGGGCCTTGTGTAAAACCGCTACCTGCTGGTAAACTGCCCGTGATCGATGTCAAACGACGAATGCGATTTTGTTCAACGGGTATAGTAGCATCCTGCGTTGTTCCAGGCGCATTGTTGGGTGTTCTAGCTAGACCAAACGCATGGACTTGATTGAAATCGGCATTAGTAGGTGCGATAGCTGCAATAACATCCTTGTGATCGAAGCTAGACATGCCATTACCACGGAATACCGTAGAAACCTGACCACCGTTTGTCTCGCTTCGCGCTAAAGTAGGAATATGGTCGGTGGCTTTAAAATATGCTATACAACCAATACAACGAATGTTATTGTGCTTCGGTACAGTCGTATCCTCAACCCGATCGACGCTGATGATGCCATGAAAACCACATATCTCAAAATTAGTCTTGGTCTCGACTGGTGCAGCGCAAATGTATGTATGCGGTGTTGCCTCATTGGAAGTATATGTTGCTATAGCGTTTTCCCAAATGGACTCACGACCATGATAAGCCATTGAAATACTATGACTTAAAGATTGATGGCCATGACCGTCCATCCAGACACGACGAAAGACGTTACGTTTCCCACCATTCTGAATCGTCTTCCTGCCAACACCAAAACCACAGATGTCTTCGAATGTTTGATTTGTTCCACCAACGTTCCAAGGCATAGCGTTGGTATTGAATTGTGTATCCCATGCGCAAATACGTCTATAGGTAATAAAATTACCACGGGCATTTACAACAGATCCATTGCTAGAACCTGTAGCACCACTATTACGCGCATTAAATCCTTCAAACACTAAATGGTTATTACCACTACTTATAAGTAGTGGCTCTCGTGCAAACTCACCATCGATGGTTACGGCTCCATCATTAATTGCGCGGACAGTTACTGGAAGTGCGAATGTACCGGAGAAAGTTGACGGCGGGAAGATTCTATAATTCGCACCTTTAAATACACCATCCATCAAACATAAAGTCTTACCTGGCATCTGGGCCACCGGCAGAATGGTCCAAAACTTGTTAATAGAAAATGGTGTTGACGTTGTCAAACCATTATTGGCGTCTGAACCTGTAGGCGATGGAGCAGCATAGTAATCACATGGTGCCTGTTGTGCAGACGCTACACCGATGCTAACTAGAACTAGGACTAGCGATAGAAGAAATTGCATATGATATCTCCCGATGCGACAGCGTCAGTGTCATTGTCAGCAAAACCAGTTGTTAGTCGACTTCCCATCGCTGTAGCGAATGCAACACCTTCTGCTGGAAAGTTTGGGCTATGACCACCGCCAGCAGTATTGCCAGGAATAATGAACTTCATATATACGGTACTTCCTGATGTTGGTGCTGCAAGTTCATAAAGTTTGAGATATCGTACCGCCGCATTGATATTGCTACACGAGAATCCATATAAAATTCCGGCGCTAGCTTTAATCTGATTCTGATCTTGATTAGCGGCGCCCGTCGCTGGATAGTAATCAACAAGTGTACCATTTTCCGGACTAATAACATAAGCCGCACCAGTAGTCGGATCACACCGTAGTGGCGCCTGATTGCCTTCTGTCCATGACGGATTAGAAGCAGTAACTTTACACGGAATAGTGGCGTGCTTATTTGATGCATTAGATGAATTATCCGCATGGACACCAGCACCAATCCAAGGACTAGTTTGCTGTGTGACACCAATATCGTTACTGACGCTTACCGAGCCACCAACCGTGGCCGAACCACCACCGCCATGGATACTAACATACATGACAATATTAGCTGTTCCGGAGATAGTATCGTCACCTGTTACGCGCAGATGTGTAACAGGCTTCGTTAAAGCCCAATGCCCATTAACATTAGTTGTAGATCCAACAACAGACCCGTTAACTGAGCCTAGCTCTAATGGGAAGAAGCTAACCTTACCATCGATAGAACCCCAGAACTTTAATGGACCAGTCCAAGAGCCGGTAACTTGAACAAGACCATTGGAAGCACCTTGTGTCGATAACTCGATACAAGCACCTGGCGTACAGCTACCATCTGTAGCTGTCTCCTCTGCGGTAATATTGCCTTTGACGCTGGCAATTTGTGCTTCTGCTGTTGTTGCGACAAGAAGCAGAAGGAAGACGATAAGACTAAACAGTCGCGTCATCTGTCGTCTCCACCCATTCACCATAGGCCGGGTTGGTTGGGGACATCTTCCGCTGGAAGCGGACGATGATCGCTCCGCTAAAGTTGCGCGCGGCATGGGCTTGGAACCATGTGCCATCTTCCATCTTGGCGCGTGCTCTGATCTCAGCGGCTTCCATTGTTGCGAACGCAGCCATGTAGCCTCCTATTTTCAGTCCAGGCCATGTTCTCGCTTGAAGGCCTCGAACGCTTCCTTGACCTTCGTGTATTCCTCACGCTTCTCCGCGATGCCCTTGTCGAGTTCAGCGTTCTCCTTCTCGACTTCGGCTTTCTTCGTGGCGAGCTTCTGGACGGCTTCGTGAGTCTCGACCGCGAGCTTCTCGGCCTCGTCACGAATGACCTTGAGACGCTCTTCCTTTTCTTGTCGCAGTCGTTCGACTTCCTTGTTGCTGTTGCTCCGTTCCGTCTCCACCTTCTGATGAAGCTCGTCCACCGTGGCGCGCTTGGAGACGATCTCCGCTTCGACAGCGGCAAGATCGCCACGCGCCCGCTTGAGGGCCTGGATGACCTCGCCGACGTGGACGAGCGCACCCAACTCACTTGTGAGTTGTCGAACGCGAAGCTGCATACTGTCCAGGACACCTAGAACTTGTGCGTCATCCATCACGGCGCCTCCGTTCTGTCTTTGTAGAACGTCCTGCGGATATTATCCGCTATGGAGTCGCAATAGAGATCGCAGAATGGGCTGCCTTGATTAGGGTCCTCCCAAGCACCACGTCCAAATTTTGATACACCACGTTCTCTCCACCATGCCATCGGGCTCCATCTTCCAAATATGGAGGATGATTTGATGCGTTCGCCGAACCAATGATTAGATTCGTCAAATGTGATTGGATCTCCTGCGTAGGTCTTGTGCGTTCGGAAATGCACATCATGCTCATAACAAGCATCGAGATAAAAATCAGGAACCCACGAACAACCGTCACTACCAAGATCAATCGCCAGCTTCCGTATATGTTCACGATATGCCGATGTCCATTCTGGTAGTTGGATCACTTCGTTGACAAGAGCTTCACCTCAGTCTTGGCAACTGCGATGCCAATAATCGAATCATGTTGCTGTTGTGTTATGACACCTTTTGCTACAGCTTCCGTAAGCACTTGTTCAATCGGCTTGACTGGCTTCGTGGATGATGTACGGGCGGGGCTATTCATCGATAGCCTCGTCGTACCATCCTCTATCTGCGATCATCAGCTTTGTTGAGCCGTCGGTTGCAGATACGCGACTCCGAATAGTGCCTGTTGTGGAGACCGGAAGCATCATCGCTTGGGCAGCGAATGTGTTTTGTGCTCCTGCACGCAACGTGTTTAATGGTGATGCAGTTGAAGAAGGCGCAAGGTCAACAGCTGCGACTGGACTAATATAAGCACCAACGGCGCTACTGGCGTGGTTTCCAACCATCACATTGATAAGAGCTTGTACATGGCTTAGGCCGGTAATGACTGCAAGTGTATGAACAACGGCGTTGGTGTTAGCGGGATTAGTGTCAATCGTTAAGACAGGAGTCTTGCGAATGAAATAACGTCCGACTTGTGTGATTGGAACAATCACACCACCTTCACGACGGAACGAAAAGATACGACGCTTCTTCGTGCCGCCATCAGGCACTGTAGGCGCAAGGCTTTGCTCTGCAAAGATATCGTCAGCACCACCGCTACGACGGAAAGCGTAGCAGTGCCAGACACCGTCTGCAAGTGCGCCGACGCGCATTCCAGCCCCTGTGCCTGCCGCCCATGCCGCATCTATTTGCTTAGTCATGGCGCCCGGCGCTAACAAGACTCTGTTAGCGGCTAATGCGTCATCACTAATACATTCACCTGCTCCAATATCAATGTCATTAGTCGCGTCAACGCCGTTGTTAGCAAACTTCATGCCCCATAGATAACCACGCGACGCAGTCGATGAAATAGTGAGAGCACCACCAGCGCCACCATCAACAATACTAATACCGACGCCTGCTGTAATAACACGTTCTACGGTTAGCTCACCGTGGGCTGCAAGAACGATAAATTGCGCGCTGTTAGGTGCAGCACTAATCTTCCCACGACCCGCTGAGTTATTAGTTAACTCAATAGCATTCAGCAGGTCCTGAATTGTCGCAGCCGCGACACCTGTACCACCTTTGCCAATACTTACAGGGTCAGGCAGCGTGCCAGCGAGAGCCATCACGGCCCACTTGATCCTATTCGCTGCGTTGTCCCAATATGCAAACTTTCCATCAACCGTTGACCCAACATCGTCAATATCAATGTCTTTCTTAAGAGATTTCTTGCCAAACTTGATAGCTCTGCCAAGAGCCTCTCGCAGCATCTGGCTGACAAAGCCCGCCTTTTCAAAGTCCTTCTGAATTCTTAATGAGGGGAAATCTTCACCAGACTGATAAACTGACGTGACTGAGACAGGTTGCTTCCGCATGATTGCCAATGGCTTGCCATTTGCAACCGCGACGGTTGTGGTGATAGTACCACCACCATCAACACCCGCACCTGTTACGGTGTAGTCTACATCAAGCACCAATGTAACACCATCAGCAATAACTTCAAGCTCAGTCTTGTCCCAAATCTTGAAGCCATAGGCCCACGGACCTAGTGTGCTACCATCACCAACATGGTTGTTGCGACCGTCGTGGTCGGGTAGACCGCTCACTCAAGTCCTCCGAAGAATCTTTGTGTCCAACCACTCATACTACGGACGCGCATCTGGAATTTTGGTAGTCTTATCATTTCGTCGATGAGCATCTTACCGGCGTCTTTGCCGCTATAGTCAAAGCCATCGCCGCGGGGCGCACCTTCAAAGAATCGTGGCCTTTGCTCGCCGGGGATGCCACATAAGACAATAGGATCGCAATCCATGATCCAGGCAATCTGCATTGCAAAGTAACCACTTAGATACATGAGTGGACGAAGCCCATCCCACCCATAATCAACCCACGGCCTTTTACACTCCCCGTGGATCTTCGGCTCCGTCGGCTTTGGGTGTAGCCAACGAACTTGCTTCCAAGCGGGCATGTGATCCACATGTAGAGACACCCAATGATCCACATGTGGAAGGTACATCCCAATGTCGTTTACAGCGAACACTAGACTACCTTTCAGCAGGTGAAGAGCGGTCGAAAGCTCCTCGAAAACGCCAGAAGCAGAACCAACGACGACCGCTGGACGGCCTCGTCCGGAGGCAATCAGACTTTCGACATTGCCGGCGCCCGCATAGCCAGCCGCCTGCCAAGTCGAGCCTGCTGTCCCCATAGAGGCCGCCCAACGTTCGGTCATGTTACGGACCCGCCGACTCGATGACCCAGAAGCCGCCCTTGATGGTCTTGCCGACGGTCGGATTGGCCACCTTGTAGGTGCCAAAGACCGTCGTCACGCCAGTCGTGCGGTAGTTCTGGCCAGTGTGAGGGAGAATGTTGGTCTTGGGGTTGTCTGTCGCCGTTGGACCACCTGTGGCTGTGTACGACTCCGTGGCGAGCATGTAGCGGTCGTCGTCGCCCGAGTCACCAAGCTGGAACGTACCGTTGGCGCCCGCCGACGCCCACAGGTTCTCCATGCTGATCGAAAGACCGATGACCATGCACTTCGCCGGCAGCACGCAGAGATTGATCCTGTCGTGAACGCCGGCGCTGGCGCCGCCGGTCTCACCAGAGACGATCGTATGCTCGAAGGGGATGAACACAGGACGACCGCCCCCATCGAGTACGTCGGTGATGTACTTCTTGACGTGCAGGTTGCTGTACTTCGTCGAGTCGCGAGTCGTCGCCATGCCGAGCCCAAATGGCAAGAACATGAGGACGAACGCGAGAACCTCGAACAGCCGTGTGAGGAGGTCTGTGTAGTTCTCCAACGCCCCCTCCTAGTTCTCGAGGACTTTGAGCTCGACGACACCAGCTTCCCACACGCGAACGGCGCCCTGCATCATGGGCTGCCGGATCTGGAGCGGGTTGGACTGGAGGTCGGGCCGGTTATTGATCTGTGGGTTGCTGATGGGTCGGCCGATGCTCAGACCCATAGCTCCCCGGTGGAAAGCGTATAGGAAACGGTCGGTGCCCGAGATCGGGAGCATCCGCTGGAGCACGTTCAGGCTTGGATCGATGACGTCCTGAACCATGACCCAGAGGAAGCCTTCCCATTCGATCCCGTTCACCGTGCCGGTGTCGTGGATCTTGTGCTTGGTGAAGTCTGATGAAGAGGCCTGAGTGATGGCCAGGATATCACGTTCCTGGCCCGGGCCATAGAGCATGACCCTCTGGTTGGCGCCAACAGGCACAGATGCCTTGGACATCAACTCGTTGGCGTTGATGATGAGGCTCAGTGCCGTCGCGACACCTGTCCCGATCTTGCGACTTGACGGCAGAGCCTGACTGCCATGGGTGATGAGGGCACCCGCACCCACAGCGGCTGTGGCGGCCACGCCTCCGAGACCGTCGATGAGATGCTTGTCGGCGCGCCGGCCACAGGCCGCGACGATAGTCTGGAGGAACTTGTTGTTGGGGTTGACCATCATGCGGAGCGTATACTCGTCTGCCACCAGAACTGTGGCGTCGCTTGAGACGAGGGGACACGCCCGCCTGCTGGCCTCCGGGTTGAGGACCTTGGTAGGGCCGTAGGGCACGATGACGTCGTTGGCGATGACGTTGCCTAGCCGTTCGTGATAGTCGATGGCCGCATGAACGTCGCGGTTGACCATCTCGGGAGCGATCAGACGCTCCAGCTGAGAGCCCATCTGCTGGTAGACCATGTGGATGGTGTCATGGAACTTTTGAATCCACCACTGTTCCAGATTGACCGTTCCACGCTGGTTGGCCACGAGAGGCCAGAACCACGTCGACGCGTCGTCGACCTTCTCCAAAAGGTCGAAGGCAGCCTTGCTTGCGATGTCTACGACGCTCGTGAGAGCGACGAGCACCGCCAGGGTGGTCGCTGCCGACCAACCCTTTAGCTTCGCTAGAAGCTTCATGTTGAAACTCCTCCCTTTGACATGAGAGGAGAGGATGTCCCGCCCAATGCGGGGCCTCCTGGGCCTACGCCCATCGCAGTCGCTTCACATCCAGCCGGTTCTGGCGACACAGATTGTCCGGCCTATCGCTCAGGCGTGTTCCTGTAGATTCTGTCGGCCACCTCGTGTGGCACACCCAGGCGCTTCGCCGCCTGTTCGACAGACACGCCCTGACGCTTCATGTTCCGTCCGTACTCCACGATCGTCGGATGATCCACGTCCACCCCGTTATACTTAGGCGACGTCGGATTGCTCACTTTCGTCTCTTCATCACTCATGGCAGTCCTCCTACGACGTCCGGCCACTGACCGTCACTCCGCCGATCTGGACCTTGGCCTCGCCAAAGGCCTTCTTGTAAAGCTCGTTGACCTTCTCGTGGGCCTTGGGGTCGCCACGCCAGTAGGCCTCGTGGTCGGGATGCGTCTTGTCGTTCATGATCTTCGTCAACTCGCCACGCGCTGTTTCACCGTCCACGTTGCCACCTCCCCCACCGCCACGTTGTGTCTGTTCGACCAGTGATGAGTCTTGCTCAATAAACGGCGCGAGCCGCATCATGATCCGCAGGAAACCCGAGTGGTTCCCGAGACCAGAAGTCTCGAGGAACTCAAGGTCCTCTTTGGATTGAATGACAAGAGGTGTAAACCTCTTGGCTTGTTCCATCCTGATGTCGAAGTCGTCCTTGAATTCATCCTTCAAGGCCTTCATGGCCTGGTCTTCTGACGTCTTGAAGTTCTTGAAGCTGGACGTCAGGTATTTGGCCTGGAGACCTAGAAGGTCTCCGACGGCGGCCTGAGGAATGTTGTGTTTGTGAAGAACACCTCGGAACTCCTTGACAATCTCGTCGTTCCACGCGAGACCATCAGGGATCGTCTCCGGACGATCCACCTTGTAGTCCTCGGGCTTCGCCAATGGCTTCGTCAGAATGCCCGCTTCGTAGAGCTTAGGCATATGCTCCTGACGCCACTTCTCCCGTCCAACGTCATCTTTGACGTTAAGGGGAAGTCGACGACCGACCTCACTGTGAGACTCCCAGGCCTTCTTGACGAAGTGACCGAGGTCAGGAGAGGTCTTGACGAACTCATGGTCGCGTAGGGGCGTGAGCTTGCCGTCAACTTCGACGGTCACATCAGGAGCTAGCGACTCGAACCACTCACCCGGCATGACTGACTCCATTATCCGCGGTTGCCTCAACAACATACTTCTGCGGGCTCACCGCGAGGTCGATTTGCTTAAGGATCTCGTGGACAGCGCTACGCCGACCATTGTGCGTTGCCATTTCAATGGGGTCGTTGCCCTCATAAACGGTGCAATAGACGTTGTCCAGGAGATCCTGAATGACAACCTTTCCATAGATGGAATTGAAGCAGTGCATATAGGCGATGGGAACGCCCATCGGCTTTCTAATCCAAGCGCGTTCGAGCCATGACCAAACGGTGCTAAACACGAGCGGCTCCGTTCTGTCGCCCACCCTGAACTTCGTTCAAAGTCTTAACTGCTGGCGCGGCGTTCTTTGCGATCTCGGATACAGCTTGAGCATCGGCAAGCTGTAGCTCTTTCTGCTCCTGCTCCGCACGTGCCTCGCGCAACGTGGCAACTTGGGCCTCAGAACGACGCCACTTGGCAGGTACGCCACGTGTATTCAGGATGCCTTTCATGGTGTCATCAGGCTCGACCCAATCAAGCATCTGCGGGAAGCGTTCCCATAGCGGAGCTGTGTCGTTAAGGGCGAACATGAGAGAGTCGGCGTCGCCGCTCCGCATCGCCCTAGCGATCGGATTGTCAAATTGAACAGCGATCTGTCCGCTTGTCTGTTCGACAATTGGAGGAGGAGGCGGGAAGGCGCGCCCCCACCATAGAGTGTCCCAGATGATGTCTACTTCTGGATATAGCCACTCCCACTCTAACCGACCATAGACTGGACCAATAAGTCTGAAGATAAGCTCAATCTTTCTGGCAAACTCCAGCGCGGTCATCTCACTCTTATGGATTTCCAATAATGCAAGGATCTGCTCTACATAGAAGATTTGTCTGATACTCTTACGAAGCTCTTCTTCTTTAATCTGGCTGACCTCTGGCTTGGAGCCCGTCTCCCAAGGCATGATGACATGTTGGATTGGCTTATTATGCGTGTTAACCGACACAGGGAATCCTGGCTTGACACCAATAGTCCCATGGACCGCATCATGTGCATGCATCATAGGCGGCCTGATCTTCAATGCCCAATCTTCAAATCCCATCCTTTTTGCAGTATTAAGAGTCATCGAATCAGGGAATGCAAGATCGCCGCGACCACGACCATACGGGTCTGGCCCGGGAGTACGATGATACCGTGGGCTTGACCCGGGGAACATCCTATAACCGCTCTCGTACATAACTGTCTTGGTCTCGTGCTCAACCCAACACGATGCCCAGGGCATTCCGCGGTATCCCGCACCTTGCTCGCTTCTAGCACGTGGGTAGATGGAATGAGTGACGTCGAAGACGTCGTCCGGGCGGCCCTCGTTGATAGCCTTAGTAACTTTTTCTGGAATACGCCCATCCTGCTTATTCCCCCAAGCGTCCACAATATTACGAGCAGACATTGTGAAATCACGCATTGCGGTGTCTACACGACCATCTACGCCTTCAGCAATAAGGAACCTGCCGGTTCGTGATGCGGAGAAATGAAAGCCTCGGAAGCCCGGGATAACCCGGTTTGAGGGCTGAGGACGCTCCTCATTCATCGTGAAGCCTGTTCCAAAACCAATCCAATCTACGAGGCTTTCAGCCCCCTCAGCGTAGAATGAGCTTGCGCTCAGATGGCGCAGGGCGATATCACGACACTCCTCCAGCCACTCATTTGTATCGTCATCATCTGCCAACTCTGGCATGGAGAAGCCTAGCCAACGCTGTGCAGGATTGATAATGTGACCTGCGATGAAATGTGCCGCAAGCTCAGCCGCCATCATCGTGGTGCTATCATATTGGTCACTATTTTGACTACTTCCAATAGGCAACGCTCCAGTGATTCCCTTGCGAGATGGCGCAAGGAGAGGAGCCATCCTGTCCCATTTCTGGTCGTGCCCGCTTCGCTGTTGAAGCAAAGCTTCACGACGCTTCATAATAACCGTGCCGTTAGCTGGCATCGTCACTCTGTGGGTTCGGGCTTAGCCGTCCAAAGTCCTCACGACGTCTCTGTGTCTCCAATAAGCTAAGATAGTTAATGTCCAGCCAACGCTCGACTGTGCGAGGACCACAGGCGCGTGGCGCGAAGGTCGTGTCAACCATCTCAGTCTGTGCCTTGGAGCGTGGCTTCTTAAGACCCAAAGGTCTTCGCCAATGCCTTGGTGTATGAATCATCAGTCATCATGCGCTTGGCCATTACCGTGCTCCTGTAGCCACGCGCCATCTGCCTCCGACGGAGGGCTTCCGCCTGTGCCTCCTGAACTTCTTTGTCTGTTTCCTTCGGAGGTTGTTTCGGTTCTGTCGGACGAGGTGGCGATGGTGATCCACCAAAGTGGCGCCTGAAGTCGGGCGCGCGGTTGTATCTGCCTCGGCATCCCTTAACCACCATAAGGAATCCTTGGGTCGAATGCGCTGTCTACTTTGACCTGGTCGCGCTCACGACCATAGAACATGCTGGTATTGAGGATAGGCTCCCAGCCGACTTCTGTCCCTGTTCTATAAGCATCAGCCGCGTGTGAATGTTCATCATGAATAGGCTTGGGCATGAAGACACGCTTCTCTTCATCGTATTCAGCTTTGTACTTCTTGAGATGCTCAATGCCGATGGCACAGTTGACTTCGTCAAAATAGCTAGTGTAAAGGTCACGACGACAATCCTGAATGCTTGTCCACACACTCGCCGTGCGCTTTTCCATCACATTAACATTCTTGAAATGGACCTCTTCGAGGTAATTGGCAGCGGCCCGTCCATCCCAAGGTAGACAGATACGCCCAAATGAATAAGGTGTCTCTTCTCTTGCATAACGTGCAAAATCTTTGATTTCTTTCTGCTGCCACTCCTTGTATCTAATGAACAACTTCTTGTTCATGAAAATCTGATAGAACCAGGCGGCCATGTGGTCACTGTGGCCAAGATCCAACACTACTCCCACAGGGAGTAGCGGATCATATGGCACGCGGGTGATGCGGCCATCGGCGGCAGCCTGCATCATATGCTGACCATAAATAGTTCCATATTGGTATCCTTGGAATGCACAATAATATTCACGTTGGATATCCTGCTCGCTCTTCCCGTCTCGCCTTTCACCTTCAATAGCCTCAGGTGTAATGACTGGACCACCATTCTCGCCGACTGCGTCACGCCGTGTATCGTCAACTGTGAGAACCTGGGAGAACCAACGCTCGGGGTCTGCTTGTGCGGTCTTGAGGAGCTTGTGAAACCAGTCGTCTTCGACATTCGGCGTGGAGATGAAAGCTGCCCATCCACCGTTCTCTGCAAGGACGGGTGAAAGAACCTCCCACGCCTTTGGATTCATGAAGCCAGCTTCGCTATAGACTAACCCATAAGGGTTAGGACCGCGAAGCTTCTCAATCGCCTTCTCATCCTCGGCGCCCATGATCTGATATCGGGCGCCAGTTGTTGTGTGCGTAATGGACATCTCTGCCTCGTTCCGCAAGAACCCGAGTTCTTGGGGGAACATGTCAATCATGCGAGACTTCTTCCCGCTAGACTCTGTAATCATATTGTCCCATACGTCTCGACGTCCTTGGTTTAATGCGGGGAAGATGTGGAAATAGGTGGCGGGGTGTTCTAGCATGTCTTCAAAGATGATAGACATCCAATTGCGATCCTTACCGCCACGACGATGAATCGCTTCGCAAAATCTCTTCCAACCGGCGCGCTTGGCCCGCCATGTCTTCATCTGATAACTACGACGACCGAAGAGTAGGCGCTCAGACATCAATCCACTTCCTCGTCACTGAGGATGCGGAATGCTTCGTCCGAAGGACGACGAGAGGTGGCCTTCTGCCGAACCGGCATGGCTAAAGAGGGCACGTCGATAACGACAGGGGCCACCTCTGTGTGATCCGCCTCGGGAGGCAGCTCCCCCACGGGAGCTATGTCGACGACGTCAGCTAAAGCATTGTCTTGCCCTCCTATGATGATGCGAACACCGCCATCAGCGCCTACCTCAACCCGCACCTCAGGTGGCATGGGTCTGAGGTCTTTCTCGCGGACATATAGGCCGCCGACGCTGAACACTTTGTCGATGGCGCCTTGGCGGGCGGCGTTGTCCGCAAGAGTCTTGGTATGCTTAATCTCACCTTTGTGAGTGATGAATTCAGTCTTAGTGGCATCTAGTTGTTCGTCTAGGCGGCGCCACGCTTTATTCATAATGTCGGCTGGCACAGCCACACGTTCCATTACCCTACGACGCACCGCGTCGGCTGACATTGTCATGGGGCGTTCGTTTAGAGCTAGCTTATCGCTCATTGGCAAAGAGGCTGGAGAAGGTTGTCACTTCGTCAATAGACGAACGCTTTGGCGGGCGGCCCGCCATACCCCTACGTCCGGTGGGGTTACGCGCGGTATAGATGGTGGTCATCTCACGGATCTTGATGATCTCCGACTCCGTGAGGAAGCGGACTTGGAAGCCCCGACGCGCGACGTGACGACCTCCAATACGCCGATATCGAGCAGGAAATTTGTCTTTGTGTAGGGCAAGGAAACTGTACAATGCCGCACGGGACGACATGGGAATAACCTCAACCGCGGCCTCAATCGTCCACCATTGCTCAGGCACAACGTGCTACCTCAGCGCGTGCCATTGGTGATGCCAAGATGTTCTTCACAGCCGCCAGCGGCACACTAGTTTGTCGTGCGATCTCTTCCAAACTGACGCCTTCCTTTGCCAGCTTGATGATGACTCGGTGGACCCCTGCCTTCATGGCAGCGGCTACCATACTATATACCAGAGGGTATATGAAATAAATTTCACACAGTAAAAGCCTTAAGTATCGCATACTTAGTTAAGTATCAGCCCGACGGCGGCCCACCTTCCTTAGTCATAGGCTCCCATAGTCGACACTGCTTCAGCAGGTGAAAGAATGTCAACTTTGCTTTAGCAATGACACTAATTTTTAATCCAAAATATTTTATAAAACCAACTGGAAGGCAGGGCAAATCTCATGCCAAGTCCTCGTGAAAACCCCCCTACCCCCGGTCAACATAAATCAACCTAAATCAACATAAATCAACCATTTACTTTAGTAAAGTAAACTATTTAGTTTATGAAGTAAAGCATCGGCCTGTCTAGACAATAGGATGTCTATACAGGTTGACCAGGGCGCGCGCCGCCCGGTAGGGCCAGGGCGTGGCCATTCTTTTTTCTTGTACCGCAGCCGCGCGATGGTAGTATGCAGCTGTAGGCGCCATGGGGGCGCCGGTGCAGAGCACATTCGACACAGGTAGGGAGAGAGCGATGCCAGGAACATTGAAGAGCAGAGAAGGCGCGGTCGGAACGTTTGCAACCATCGCGAAGTGGCAGATCGAACAGAACGGCCAGAAGGTCACACAGCAAAAGGAGGGGACGTATACAGGGCCCGCGATCAATCCCGATCGGGAGAACAACACGGGCGCGCTGGAGACGCTCCGCGCCTACTTCCAGTCGGTGATCACGACCGACGACGCCGCGGGTGCATTCTTCGACGCGTGGAACTACGGAGTCGATCTCAAGGCCAAGGCCAAGCTACGGCCGGCGGCTGGCGTCGACACTCCGTGGATCTCGCGCGACGGCGTGCGGATCAATCTCGGAACGGGCGAGCGGATCGGCAAGGACGGCAAGGCCATGGCGGCCCTGCCTCTCGACAAGGTGATCTCGTTCGTGCAGCGCGCGCACGACGAGGCGGCCGACCTGGACCTGGAGCCGGCCGGCGCCGCTGTGGTCGGGCGGAAGATGCTCCTGGAGAGCGGAGTGGCCATCGAACGGAACGGCAAGCTGGTCGCCAAGCCGCAGAAGTAGACAAGTCGGCAGAGCACCCCTGGCGGTCAGTACGACGCCAGGGGTTTTATTTTGCCCGCCGCCCGGACGGTTTGTATAGTGTGTCTACTTAGGCGTAGCCTAGACGCGTGATTTTCAGCACTCATGACATGTTGAACCCCCGTACACTGGTGGTCACGTATGCGGCTAGGGCCGCAGAAACCCCAGTGTTTATGCTAAGTATTGCATACTTAACTAAGGCTCCCCTCCCAGCGAGGCAGGGCTAGGCTGCTGAAAAGATGTCTATTCTAATATAAAATAATAATATATAATATTATATAAGACTAACCATACTTAAGTATTGACGACCTTTCAGCACGCCAGGGGTGTCCTGGCGGTAGGGCGTACTTAACTAAGTACGCGCAAGTATGCGCGGTGTATGGTGTTTCCCGCCGGGCGGGAACCATACGTGACCACTCCTGTACGCGGGTTGGCGTAGACATGTGTGCTGAAAATAGGGCGTCGCCTAAGGCGTTTTCAGACATATGTAAGGACAGGTGCTTAAGCACACACTAGCGGTAGTGGTCTAGTGTCACATAACCCCTACATCTAGTGCTTGCACTTGGGCTGGCAGCGATGGTACGGTAGGGGTTGTGAGAGATTTAGACAGAAAGGAGTAATAGACATGAAGCAAGAACCCACCGACAACGCTTCACCTGTTGAAAGCCTGTCGATAGTAGGTGCCAGTGGCATCGTGTGGCAGCCCACCGACAGGTTCCTGGAGAGCTTGCGAACTGAGCAAGGACGAGGTGGCTGCCAAATCTGTCGTGAAGAGATAGTAGGCGAGGACGCCCGTTACTACGAGCACACCGAACGTCACACCTACTACGTAGCAGACAAGATCAAGACCAGTGAACGTCAAGTCGCCATTCGGCGTCATTTCATCCTGAAGCATCAGCAGGGTTCTATTAAGCACTCGCGCGTGGCACTAGACGAGCCGGCCAAGGTCATTCCTCTTCCAACGTCACCACAAGTAGTGAAAGAGCCTGCGACAGCAGAGCTTGAAGCCCAAGTTGACGAACTCCAGCGTCATGTGATCTACATGGAGCGCGAGCTAGTCCTAGCGCGTCATGCTCTAGAACGCCTGTGGAAGCAAGTCGACATCAAGGCACAGGCGGCGTTTGCGGTTCTACCGAAGGCAAAGCCAACGTCGTTGCCAAAGGCAAAGCAGACAGCCAAAGGCCGCAAGATTCGGCATACCGTTGACAATATTAGTCGCGCAAGCTGGAACATACTGTTCGATGAAGAGGAGGATTAAACATTGGAATGCACGTGCGGTCATCAGCTTAGCGCCCATGACAAATTCACACTCGACCAAGATGGATGGATCGACACACATCCATGCGACGTATGTGAATGCCTTGATTTCTACCCCGCAGAACAGGAGGTACATTAAGCAATGACACCTAGCATCGCGACCAGTCCAGACGACCTCAAAGGTAAGCTGTATCATCCCGAAGACGAAGACTACCTCGGTTTCCAATACGGCGGCATCTTCGAGCTTATCTGCCGTGGCAACGTACTGTTGGCAGACGAGATGGGATGCGGCAAGACCATCCAGCTTATCGGCTACATCAACGCTACGTTTAGGGACGTAGAGGCGACCAAAGGTCGTCACATGAAGGTGTTGGTGATTTGTCCCAACAACCTTCGGTTGAATTGGCTCAATGAGCTTGACAGATGGCTTGACCCGGCCTTCGGCAGAGACTTTGAACAATGCACCACGTCCGCCTTTTTTGAGGCGGATATCGTCGTGTCGTCGTTCGAAGGCCTCACGAAGTGGCATCGTCAGCTTGCAAAGCTGCCATGGGATCTCATCGCAGTTGACGAGGCACACGCCTTCAAGAATCGCTCCGCAAAGCGGACACGCGCGCTGTATTACTTGACGTCAGTGCCAGAAGCGGCCCTCAACGACGAGGACGCAGACCTCGCAGAGCTTGAGCGGGCTTTCGCCATCAAGACCAAGCGCGTGATGATGACTGGCACGCCCATTCCCAACTTCCCAATCGAGTTATTTCCACTCATCCATTGGCTCGATCCAAAGCAATGGCCATCAGCAGTCGCGTTCAAGAAACGCTATAGTCCATACAAGAACTATAGTTATAACTTGGACGAGCTACAGAAACTTCTGAGGCAGGGCAAAACGACCCAAGTGGGAATAGAAGAAAAGGTCGAGATGGAAGATGCAGGCACTTCAGACTTTGAGTGCAGGCACTGTGGCGAGTCTTTTGGACTCGAAGAGTCCGCACGCAACCACGCCAAGGCCAATATTGGTCACTATGTTCGACGTGACCATGGCTTCGTCGCCAAGAAACACACTAAGGCGATCTTAGCGCCTGGCATGGGCATCATGATCCGCCGCTTGAAGCGTGAAGTTCTCCCAGAACTTCCGAAGAAGCGCCGTCAGATTATTGAACTGCCAGCAGAGGGAGAACTGCTGGAGATCGTCCTAGAAGAGAAAAAGCTGTGGGAGAAACACGCGAACCTACAGAAAGCCATCGACAAGGCTCTCGACGAGCTTGAGGGTGTGCAACGCGTGACGGAACGTGAGGTTGACTTTGAGGCGGTCATCGAGTCCCTACGGGCCGAAAACCGCTATGCCTTTGAAGAGATTGCTCTCATCCGTCATCGCCTTGCTCAGGCGAAATGCCCCTACGTGTGTGACCACATCGAAGAGGTCCTAGAGAACAAGGACAAGCTGGTGGTCTTCGCCCACCACAGAGACGTCATAGAAGCGATCTTCGAGCGCTTCCACGACCGCGCCGTCTTCGTCTACGGTGGCATGGACATCGGTGAGGTCTACAAGCGTAAGGATCGGTTCTGGAACGATCGACAGGTTGACCTGCTCATTGGCAGCATCAAGATGACAGGCACGGGTCTCAACTTACAAGTTGCCAGCAACATCGTGTTCGCAGAAGCTGACTGGGTCCCTGGAACCATCACACAGGCTGAGGATCGTTGTCATCGCATCGGCCAGGACAGCAAGCTATTAATACAGCATCTCGTAGCAGAGAACAGCATGGACGCCTATATGATGAAGAAGGTTATTAGAAAACAGAGAGACATACAGATGGCCCTTGATAGGCCGGGGAAAGGATAGGACAATGCCAACCATTCGTTCGATCATTCAGACCTGCGATCAATTTCCACAGCTTAGGCTCGAGTCGCCAAACAGAGAAGCTTTGATAAAAGAGCTTCTCAGAATGGCGCCAGCATCCGAGACGTCCGCGGAGACAATGCTCCGTGGCATGAGTGATAAGGCGCTCATGACGTTCGCGGCGATTCTGACGTGTGACGACATCGACGTGCCCACCGCCTACCTCTGTTTCCTCGGCGGTTACACGATGCGGCACGAGGAGGTATCGTGATGACACACTCAGACAACATGCACAAGCCGACCTCAGAGATGATGCAGCACATACTCGAAGTCGAGAAGTGGGACATGGTCCGTAAGCTTCGTGCGCGCGGCGTTGATGTTCAGGAGAGTGACTTCGTGTTCATATACAAGGATGGCAAGTCAGCATGAGACTAGCAATCTTCATCGACGGCTCCAACTTCTACGCCAGCCTTCGTCGTTTTGACAGTGATGTTGTCATTGACTACGACAAGCTGGCTGTGTGGATCGCACAGCGCACGGCTGGCCAAGGTCATGTCACGCTTGTCGGCGTTCACTACTTCTATGGCGTCGGCACTAACACATTTGATACCACGAATAAGTTCTTAGACGGGTTAGAAACCCGAGCCGGCTACTTCGTCCATCGCACTCGCAGAGTGCAACGGCATGGTGAGTGCCAACGATGCGGGAACCGATACCATTACAACATCGAAAAGCAGAATGACGTCGCCTTGACTGTGACGATGCTCCAAATGGCGGCAGGCAGTCGTTTTGACGCCTGTGTGCTACTCAGTGGCGACGAGGACTTCGTCCCTGTTATCCAAGCCATCAATGGCTTCGGCCAACAGACGTGGATTGCTACGTGGGGCGCCGAACTGTCCGACGCTCTCCGGCGCGTGGCCTATGGCCACATGAATCTCAGACAGTCATTAAGCTTTGTGACGAAGCACAGGCGAGAAGGAAGGAGGAGTAGTATGACGGAGACAATGGCATATCAGGTCGACGAGAAGAACTACCATCAGGCGTGTGTGCCTGATGGCGAGGGTGGCGTCCAGGTCGCGCTCGAAGGCGACGAAGCAAGCGAAGCTTGCGCGGGCTGCGAGGGTCCGTTGAACGAGGCTGCTGCGACGGCGGACGACGAAGAGGCGGCCTGCTGATGAGTCAAGAAGGTGGGGAGCCAAGAAAACTCCCCACCTTCGACATCGTTGTCATTGAAGATCAACAATTCAAGACAGCTGATGGCATATTCATCAATGCGACGATGCGCATGAAGGTAGGAGATGGAGACTGGGACATCATTGGCATCATGCCAGGGTTGGATATTGAACAATTCGCTTGCTTGCAGATCGTCTGCGAGCTTGCACGGAGGGCGCATTGACACTAAGACAATTTCGCAGACAATTAGATCGCATTCTAATGGAGACAGGCCAAGAAACGATGCCGATTCGCATATTATCAAGCGACGATCAAAGGCTTAAAATAATAAGGCGTGTTCGATTTATTGAACAAACAGGCGCAGTTGTTATTGAGATTGTAGAATAATGGACCCCAAACATATTCTCATGCGCCTTGGTCTTCGTTATCTCGCCGACTATGGTGATAGAATCCTGGTCCACAAGTCAAGCTTGTTCGCCGAAGGCGAGCTTGACAAGCTTATTCGTAAGACGAAAGTCTTACAGCATCCTACTGCTGATAACTATCTGTGGATATGGGTGGAGAAATGATTGATCCTATTGAAATTAAGCAAGCCTACGCTCCGGGCACCAGTGCCCATGATATGATCCATACTTTGTGTGATGAGATCATGGTCCTCCGGCGTCGTGCCCGCTTGCACTTGCTATCACCCAATATGGTCCTGAAGCGTCATGTAGAAGTTATTGGCTTCGCCAAGGATAGACCTAATGACTATTGGTCTTTCACAGATATTATGGCACATATCAAGATGCGTCGTGGTACGCTTTACGCGATTCTGGCGCGTCTGCGCAGCCTCGGATACATTGACAGGACAGACAAAGCCTTCCAGAGCAAGCATTGGTACGCAACTGACAAGTTGAGGACTACGTCAACCGACAAGGTTGTCGAAGACTACGAAATGTATATGCTAGTCAGACTCAGTGTGAGGGACCTCAAATGAACTATGCCGAGGTGTCCGCCAAGGGTCTTACGCATGACAGCCTTGGAAACCCACTTGTGGCGTGGTGTCCATACGATTACTGCAAAATGGAACATCCTCACTTTCACTCCATGATTATTTGTACTATTTGTGGTAAAGAGACCCGCACTTGCGCGCACGGATTTCATCATAAACTAGGCCTTGCTGGAAGCTTTAATATATGACAACCCTTCACGCGCTGAAAGGGCGTCAAGATGCCACAAGTTGACACTTGTAAAGACGTTAACATCTTGGTCAAGGATCTGCCAAAGCGTACTAAGTTGATCTTGGATACGCTTGCGACGCTTCAGAGTAAGAAAGTCTGGGAGATCACTAGGCTAGCTCTTGAAGAGTATGCAAATAAGCACAAAGATGAGATCCCTGATCTCGCCAAGGTCCTGGCGCTTGGCGGAGTGGAGAAGAAGAAGTGAACGACGACGACATTCTAACAGATCAAACAGCTCTCACAGAGCTGTCCTACGAGGAACTCGTCGCGCGTCTAGCCAAGCTACGTGATAGACGGAACAAGGCGGCGAACGCACCAAGGAGCACGCCAGGGGCGACACCAAAGAAACGTGTCAAGTCTGTTAAGGACACGTCTCGTGTCGCTAGTGATGCCGCCTGGGACGATCTCCTAGGAGACGGCGAAGCCGAGCAGAGCGCCAGCGACATGCTGGATGATATGACAAAAGAATGATTATGTATCAAGAATATATATTTACACTCGTCGACGTTATTGAAGGATATGGTTTTCATCTGTGGTATTCGCACACACGAGCGCCCATCGGTACATACCATCACTGGCTCCTAGAAAGGATTAGAAATGGATACCAAGACTGACGTTATTTTCGTCGATCATAGCATCCTCTCCACCGGCGTCTGTGGGGAGAAGCAACGCTTACAGTATATTGAACACCTCGTCCCTATTGGCGAGTCCACGCCATTAGTGTTCGGTAGCGCGTGGCACGCCGCGGTCGCCTATCTCTATACGCATTCTCAAGTCAAGCTTGACGAAAAGATTGCTGGTGCTCAGCGGGCATTCCTAGACTACCTGAAAGAGAACGCACCATCGGCTCTGCCGATTGCAAGTGATCTAAGTGATCGAAATGAGAAGAGAACGGTAGAACGTGGCTTCGCCATGATCGACGCATACGCGAGGAAGTGGGCACATAACGACATCTATTGGAGTGACATTGTCAATTCAGAAGGCGAGCCATTCGTTGAAATAGGTTTCAGTATATACTTCATGGATTGGCACGGAGTGCCAGTCATGTTCGTAGGTAAGATCGACAGGATACGCAAATATCGGATAGATGGCATGGCCTACAATTGGGAGACCAAGACAACATCATGGGGAGTCAAAAGATATGCTGAGACCGTTCGCCCTAATCACCAGTATACCGGGTACACATGGGCGTCTAAAGAGTTATTATCATTAGAACTCGCGGGTAACATGCTTGACGCTGCATTCGTCAGTGATCGAAAGATCGGTGGAAAATTTCCAACGGGCGTAGACCCAGAAAATGACTTTGGTAGATATGAAACAAGAAGGTCACCGACTGACGTCGATGAATTCTTGTACGATCTCAAGCTCGCCACGACCAATTATCTGACACTACGGGACAAGCTCCAAAGCGGTGAGCTACGCAGAGCGCACAGGCAGACGGCGGCCTGCACCATGTACGGCGGCTGTTACTACCGTGAGGCCTGTGGCAGTAACCTCAATCCTGCCATCATGAGGAATAAATATACCGTGAAACGGTGGCATCCGTGGGAGAATGACCAGAAGCCTAAGAAAATCTTGGAGAAAAAGCATGAGAGTCAGGGTCAAGCATAGCATCAATCCGCCATTGGTGACGTTGCTTCCTGACGGACACCTCCGTGAACCTATACATATGTATGAATACAAGGAGGTGCTAGAGCTAGCCGTTGAGTTATGCGAAGCCATAAAAGTATTCCGTGACAATAAGTTGATAAACCACTATCTCATAAAGGAGATCCTCGGTGAAAAGCTTGACTGACTTCGGCCGATTCATCGTCACGATGATTGCATGTGGTCTCATCCTTCTACTAGTCCTACTAGCAGCGCCGATGGTGCGGTGATGGCTATCATAGCAATCATGGGACCGGGTGGCGCAGGTAAGACTGAGATGGCGGGACTGACGTCTCCTAGGACGCCAGTCCACTTCATCGACATTGACCGAAAGATCAGGTCGACCTCACGGTTGCACAAGGCTATTGCAGCGGGACAAATAACCTATAGAGAGGTTGGCGAGTCGATCATTGAGGGCAACCTCAACAGTCGTCTTAGCGCCCTGATCCAGAGCTACGACAACCCTGATAAAGAGATACAACAGGCGACACGACCTCCTGCGGGCTGGAGTAACTTTGCAAACTACGTTGGCCAGATGGAAACCGATGTCATCGCACAAAACGCCAAGACTATTGTCCTCGATAGCGCCACACAGCTACAACCGCACCTTCGGGCGCACATCCAGTTCCAAAACAAGAAGTCGAAATACGTCTTCGACGACTGGGCCATCTGGCAACAGATGTGGATGGAAACAATCTCCGCGATCATCGACTACTGCTTGACGTGTCAGAAATGTAAGAAGATCCATCAGCTTGGCACAGAGTACGACCACGAGAATGATGACAAAGACTTTATCATGATCCTTCACGAGCGTGTTTCAGAGAAGCCGACGTCCAGCACACGCAAAGTGACGATCACGTTAAATAAAGGTGTTCGTCAACGTTCATACGTTGGGGATCTTGATGTCCTGATCGCGGGCTCCATCGACGGTGCATTCGGCCTGAACTTCGGAACATTTTTCACCGACGTATACGCTCTGCGCGTGGCACTTGTTGGGGATACTCCCAAGTGGATTTGCAGAGTCCTTCCCGACGGTCAACGCGACCTACGCTGTAGCTTCGACGTAAAAGGTCAGGCGGAGTGGGTGCCTGACTTTCGCCAGATTCGCGGGCTGGCGTCACGAGTAGACCCACTAAAATAAAAGGAGGGCAAGATGCCCAAGATTCCGACCAACATGAGCGCGATCCCCAGTGAAGTGCCAGACCTCGATGAGAGCATCCCGTATCACGTCGTCTGCCGCGCGGCCAAGTGGGCCGTCGACGACAACGGCCAGATCAAGACCGACGTCAACGGCCACTACTTCATCAGCGGCATGGAGCTGGAGGTGCTGGAGCCCGAGCAGTTTCGCGGCCGACGCATCTTCGAGAACTACCTGCCAGTCTCCAATGGCAAGGCCGAGGACGCGACCGACAGCAACATCGTGCGGACGAAGCGCGCGATGCTCGTCTTCAAGGTCCAGGAGGACCCGGATGGGCTGGACGCCGTCGAGTTCGTCGGCAAGGAAGGTGACGTGACGGCGGTCAACGAGATGTACCAGGGACGGAAGAACCCGAAGGTTGCGGAGTTTCTGCTCTAGGTCGACGTCCATGCGAGATAGAGAATCGCCGAATACTCCGCCTAGGACGTTATGCGGATGGGGAATAGATACCCCTAAGCTACTCCGCTCACGCTTTGGCGAAGCAGACTTGCGTACTGCCGCATGGATCTTTTAAGGAGCCCACATGACAACGCAACCTGAGACCGTGGAGATCGAGATTGAAAAGATCATTATCGCCGCAGACCGCCAGAGGACAGAAGACGATGAGGACAAGCTTGCCGAACTTGTCGAAAGCATTAAGAACAACGGCCTTATCAATCCCATTGTTATCGACAGAGAACATAAGCTTATTGCTGGATTTAGACGCATACAAGCGTATAAGAGACTCGATCAACAGAAGATCAGAGCGACATATTTTGAAAGCCTTGAAGCCCTCGACCAGAAGATCATCGAATTCGACGAGAATGACAAACGCAAAGACCTCACATGGCAGGAGCGCGCCCGTGCAATCAAAGAAATCTTCGATCTCCAAAAAGCAAAAGCCCAAGCAACAAGTCCAGAAAGATGGACTGCGTCCGACACAGCTCGTAGCCTCGGGGTCAGCGTGGGCAAAGTCTCAGAGGACCTTAGTCTTGCGGATGCTCTGGGCAATGAAAGAGTCGCCGGGCGTCCAAGCCGTAGAGGTGCTCTCGACACACTTAAGCGGGAAAGGGAGCTTGAACTTGTGCGGGAGATTGCGCGTCGACGGGCCGCTGGAATTGGAATTCCAACTGGCTTGGTATCCACGACCTTCACGTCTGGCGTCGTCTACCACGCCGACTGTCGAACAGTCCTTGCCGGAATGGCGGAAGAAAGTGTAGACTTGGTGATAATGGACCCGCCGTGGGGCATTGACTTTAACAACGCAGCCCAATGGACAAAAAAATGGATAGCGAGCTACGACGATTCGGCGAATGCAGTCAAAGCGATGCTGACGGAATTGGTGCCTCAATTACACCGGGTTCTAAAGGTCGGCGGGCACATATACTCATTCTTTCCGATTCAGGAACCTCAGTGGTGGGGCGAATTGTTCATGTCTGCAGGATTTGCCATCAGACAGAGGCCATTGATCTGGTTCAAGAGTGGCCAGCCGGGGATTACAGACGTCTACACAAGTTTCCTGCCGTGCTACGAATCGATCCTATGGGGCTACAAACCTGGCCCGGAGAACACAAGGAGACTGTTCGCCCGTCCGATACCGGAAGCACAGGGATGGCCACGCCAGGCGGGCCTGTGGCACGAGAACGAGAAGCCCGTCGAGATGTTGGACAAGTGGATGGAAGCGAGCAGCGAGATCAATGAGGTTGTGTTAGACCCATTTGGAGGCGGCGGGTCGACGGCCGCTTCGGCGTTTGGCCTTGGTAGGTACTTCATAACGAGTGAGGTCGACGACCTTAACTACGCCAAGCTGTGTCAACGGATCAAGACGTTGGAGGAGAGGAAGGAGGAACAAAACAATGCCGACGTGTAAAGAATGTCAACAGAAATTCGACGAAGAAAGTGAAGGTACAGTCGTCGAAACTGTAGCTGACGATCCAGAGGCTGATTTTCCTGACCCGCCAGCATATATGGTTCATATTGCCTGCTACGCAAAATTGCATAACGAGATAATCAAGCGTATAGGCGATTTGTACGAATAATGCCAGTCATAGCATCAGGTCCTAAACAATGTAAGATAATGTTCGTCGGCATGGGACCCGCCCAAGAGGAGGTTCGGACAGGTGTACCGTTTATGGGACCCGCGGGCATGGTATTCAACAAAAGTCTCAAAAAGCTTGGCGTCTCCCGTTCGGACGTATACGTTACGAACGTTCACGATGAGTTTCTGGCGCCAGGGACATCACTGTTCAGTCTCCCTTCTGAGAAACTCACACGTAGTGTGCAGCGTCTCGCGGCTGAGATTAAGTCGGTTCAACCAAACGTGGTTGTTCCGATGGGAGACGAGCCTCTTCACTTCATTACTGGACTTAGCGGTATCACCAAATGGCGTGGCAGTATCGTGCCGTCTACACTTGTGCCGGGCGTTAAGTGTGTCCCAAGCATCCACACGGCCTGGATCATCAGAGGAATGTGGAAGTGGGAGCCAGTCTTCACACACATAGATATTAAGAGGGCGCTAGATAACATTGACTACCCTGAAATCAGATTGCCAAAGCAAGAGGCGATTACTGGTCCGTCTTATAACACGGTCCTTGATTACATACACGAATGCGAACAACACGAAGAACTCGTATTCGACTATGAGATTTTCGATTACGAGAATCATTTGGGACAAGTCAGCTGTGTCGGTATTGGACATAAGCCAGAACAGGCACTCACTATACCGTTTACGAAGCATGGAAATCATATGCACTACTGGACACTTGAGCAAGAAGCTAACATTTGGTTACGTCTGGCGCATCTATTACAGAATCCCAACATTAAGAAATCGAATCAACACCTAGCATTTGAATGGATATATTCCTGGGCACATAAGATGTATCCAGCAAATCCTTGGATCTGCACAATGGAGCTTCATCAGTCTTTATATCCTGACTGGGGGCAAACCGAAGATGTCTTCCAAAGCCGACGTAAGAATATGGACGAACCAGGACATGGCCTTGCTTTTATCGTATCACATTATGGTGATGGAATTAACTATTATAAAGATGATGGACGAAAATGGATACCTTCCTATGGAGATCATAAGTTTTGGGAGTATTGCGCCAAAGACGTCATGTCGACATTCTACTGTAAAAATAAGATGTATGAAGAAGCAGTAGAGAACAACCAATGGGACATCTACGTAGGATGGAACCAACGACCATTCCTTCACAAACTTCGGAATGAGTGGCATGGTTATGCGGTCAATACTGGACTACGTGAAGAAGTCGGCAAAGAACTTGTGAAAGAAATTGACGCCCTGCAGAAGCAAATCAACGAGCGCGTGGGTTATGAACTCAATGTCAATAGTTCTAAGCAGATGCAGGATTATCTTTACAAGCGTATGCAATACACGCCTAAGACCAAGGTTGTCTATAACAAGAAGAAAGGTATCCGTGAGAGACGGATAACGAGTGATAAAATCGCTCTGCGAGAGCTACAGGCGAAGCATCAGGACGAAGTCCTGTTTTGGGTAGATGAACTTCGAGCCAAGCGCGACTTGAAGGGTGATATTGTGGATCAGAGGCTAGGTCCGAGTGGCCGAATGCACACGCATTTTGGTATCACTGATACCAATAGATGGACCAGCGGCAAGAGTATTATAGGCGTGGGAACGAATATGCAAAACGTCCCGGTTAAGGGAATAGCCAGACGGCTATTCACGGCGGACTAAATGCCAGAGGCCGACCGCGTGACGAGACTCGTTGAGGAGTGGCGGAGGTTGCTGGAGAGCGTCGCCAAAGCACCGTGGGTGTTGCGGGAGCCGAATCGCGAAGAACGCGAGGAGTCTTGGGACATCTACTGTTCCAGCGAAACGTGGCCCGGATTCAACGACCTGTCGATGATGCCCGAGCGCGAAGGCCGTCTCATCGTCTGGATGCGCAACCACGCGGAGGAGATCATCGCCGCGCTGGAGAGCCAACAGCGGGGGAGCGGGAGAAATGATGCCAAAAGAACTGCTTTTAGACGTTATTCTAAAAGTTAACGCTTTGATGAGAGCAAACGCGATTAAGCTTGTGTGCATAGGATGTGGTAAAGAGGCCACCCAAATATGCTTCCGTTGTCAGCAATGTGATGAATGTCACAAGGGGTTTAGGTTTCCATGTCATTGATTGACGATGTCATTGCGGATTTTCGTAAGTTTATTGCCGAACACGGAACTGAGCCTGCATATATTTCAGTGTCACCTGAGGTTTACGAAAGGCTTAAAGCCGAGTTTGGTCAACTAATGGAAATTAAAGATGAGTTGAAATTTAGCAAATTCATGGGGCTTGAGATTCGCGTAAGAGAATGAAGAAAAAAGTCTGGATAATGTGTGACTACAGCCAAGCGGAGATACGCGTGGCCGCCTGGAAAGGTCCCATTCCAGCCATGAAGACGTGGTTTCAGCGAGGTGAGGACATCCATATAAATGTGGCACGTTTGATTGGCAAGGTGGTGCATGAGGCTAAAGTAGACATGCCATTCATCAAGGGTTCAAGAGAGATGCTATGGAGGCGTAAGCCACCGGAGGAACTAAATGCAGATGACAAAACAGATAACGAGAATGAGCGAGATTTATCCAAACGAACAGTACACGCTAACACTAACGGAATGTGGAAGAATCGCTTCGCACTTATTACAGGTCTTCCCGTGCCAATTGCAGGCATTGTTCAAGACACATATCATGGGCTATTCCCTGAGATACGTGGCAATTATCACAAGGGTATCCAAAACGAGGTACTCAGTAATGGTGGCACGTTGGTCAATCCGTGGGGGTGGCCACGCACCTTCTATAAAATCAACCCGTTTACGGGTACATACGATGAAGACGAGTTGCGAGTCATGTACGCGTGGTATCCTCAGTCGACTATTGGTATGCTTACGGTTAAAGCGTGGACTGAGATGTGTTCGATCTTTGAGGGAATCTACACTCCAAGACTTTGGAAACCGAGTGAGATCGTTAGACTCGGCCTTGACTGTCGACTACAAGTTCATGATCTGGTCGGAGTCTCATGCGAAGATGATCCCGTTGCCATTAGGGAGACAGCAACACAAATGAAGAAGTGTGGCGAGATACCAATGGTCATCAATAACGAAGAGTTGATAGTACCAATGGACTTTAAGGTGGGACCATCATGGGGAGAGATGAAGAAGTACGTGCTACAATGAGACGCGTGATCGTCGAATCGCCATATGCCGGTGATGTTCCTATGAACATCGCATATGCAAAACTATGTGTACGTGATTGCTTGTTACGAGGAGAGGCACCTATTGCAAGTCATTTATTATATACGCAAGATGGCATTCTAAAGGATGATGTTCCAGAAGAGCGAAAGCTTGGCATCGACGCTGGGCTAGAATGGGGTGTTATGGCAGAAGCAACCGTAGTCTACACAGATCGTGGCATCTCCAATGGAATGCGATATGGCATTGCACACGCGCTTAAGCATGGGAGACCTATAGAGTATAGGTCTTTAGCGAGTCTTGGCAGAGCGTAAGTGCGATGGCTGGCTAGAGACGTATCTTAGGTACACCGCGAATCAGGAGCCGACTGACAAGCTTAATTTTTGGGTCGGCGTCACTGTCTTAAGCGCGGCCCTTAAGCGACAGGTCTGGATGAAGCGGGTTCGCTATCTTCTCTATCCCAACATTTACGTCTTTATCATCGCTGATAGTGGTGAGGCTCGTAAGAGTCAGGCCATGACTACAGGCATGAAGCTCCTGAAAGATAGCGACAATGATATATTCTATCTAAGTGGCACCATGACCCCCGAGGGCGTCGTGAAGCATATGAACCGGCAGAAGAATGAGGTCTGGACCACTGATAATGGACACAAGATACGCAATAGGATAGACAGCCATGTGGTCATACACATGGACGAAATGGCGGAGTCCTTCGGCTATGACAAGCTCAGAGCGTCCAAATTTACGATTCTCCTTACTAAGATATACAACGCGGGCGATGAGCAGACTCATACAATTGCTAGCGACGATCAGGTTACTCTTAAGAATCTCTATCCCGTTGTTCTCGGGGGTAGTGATCCTAATAATCTTAAAGTGTTGCCTGAGGATGCCATCGCCGGCCTCATCGGCCGTTCCATCTTTGTCGCGGAGAAAGGCATTAAGAGAGCTATCTCGTGGGAAGACGAAGATGAAAGTAAAATAGCTGACAAGCTATATGGTGATCTTAAGCATGACTTAAGCTTAATAAGTCAACTACAGGGTGAGATTATAGTACCACCTGATGCAAAGAAATTTTTTGATGAATGGTACATTGAGTTGGGAAAGCGAAACATAACAGACCCGCGCACGCGGCGGTTCCGGGCACGATGCCATGACACCATGCTCAAGCTAGCGACCGTGCTAAGCGTCAGTGAAAGCGACGCCAAAGAATGTCACATTCGGCATATGAGAAAGGCTATAGAACATATTGAGATGCAGATGGATGAGTTCGCTAATATGCAAGAGTGGGCAGCTACGTCTGAGTATGCCCAGAGACGGGCTATGTTCCTCGACTTCCTACGACGTCAGGGTGGCGCCGGCTTACGAAGGCAAATGATGACTTATCTAAAGATAAGTGTTGAAGAAATAGCTGTGTTGGAAGCCTCGCTAGAGGCTGAACATGCGTTGGATCTGACCGTGGCAGGCCGCGAGGTCTTCTACAAGCTCGACAAGAAACTACTACAAAATAAATGAAGATCGTCAACCTACGCAATGCTAATTGTAAAATTCTAATTGACCGTCGTAGTATCTATGGCAATCCATTTCGTATCGGACAACATGGAGATCGATCACAGGTTATCATGCGCTACAGAGAATATTTCTATGACCGTATTGCTAAAGACGAAAAGTTTCTACGAGCGGTGCTTGATCTAAGATACTATGAAACGTGGGGTTGTTGGTGCAAACCAGAACCATGTCACGGTGACGTTATACGCGAGTTTCTCCAACTAGTAGTCGAATGAGGTCCTTGTTAAATGGCAAATAAATTCCTGCTTCGTTTCGCCACCATCTCTTTCCTAGACGAGGATGGTCACGACCTAGCCGTCTTAAATCTAAGTGCAACCCTGGAGTTTTCCAATAAGGGTAAAGACCAAGTCCATTCCACGGGAATCTCTCAGCAAACAACCACTGATCGAGCAAAGACCATCCTTGAAAGTGTAGGTCGACGCCTGTCGCAAACTCTCTGGTGGTGGTGTAATGAGAGGATTCGGGCTCATGATCTGAGTCGTCCCATGCCACATGGATTATTACAGGAACCCCCGCTGCCGATCTCATTTCATCGGCTAATACTATCACGTCCCAAAGGACCTTGTCAGGGTCCTTCCGCCACTCCTGACGCCTGAACCATTTTATGGTTCCCCAATCTCTCATGGACGCAGTCTTTCAATCTCATCTCTAAGATGCGCCACGCGCTCTTCTAGCTTCGCCAATCTGTCGTGCGCAACGGCTGTTGTTATATTATGGTCATCCCGCCACTTATGCCACGACCTATCAATATCTTCTACCGATTTTTCCAAATTTGCAATCTGTGTGCGCATGACACCGTAACCGTTACCACCACGCGCTTCTCTTTGCTTATCGAATGCCATCCGACCAACCCATCCGAGAACCGTTGTCACAAGTGCCAAGACGATTGCCTCCAAGAAGGTCACGGTTGGATAGTTATTCTCCGATTTTGTCTCAGCGGATGATCCACTGGCAATCGTTCTAGCATAGATCCACGACGCTGACCTTCAACAGCGCGCCGTAGCTCAGGCTCCTCATTGAATAGACGTGTTTGAGCCTTTAGCTTGAATTCTAGCCAAACACGATGCAACATATCCTTCTTAGTGACGTCACTCTGCCTTCTATACTGAGCACTTGTGACCATGGCGTCCAGCGCGCCAGTAAGCTTTTGCCCCGCGGCATTCGTGACTTCTTGGGTCATCAAGACTTCCCAGCGGTCGAGTTCTCTCGCCGTAAGGCGCACGCCTGGCAGCTCCGGGCGTTGAGTCATACCAATGTCGTATTCACGATGCTGGCCAATCCACTCATCTAGTCTATCTATACCTGAGCCAATGCCGATTTCGTGCAAACGACGAATCTCTTTTGCCCACTCTGCGGGCTGTTCCGGTCGCGTGCGAAATGGATTAAATGGCCACACATCATCAAGCATCGGCTCGCCTGTGAACATATTTCTTTCAATCTTAATGTCCTCTGACATCCCAGGGAAGCCTCTCTTATACTCCTGTAGAAGCATATCAAACTCTTGACGGGCGGTGCTCCATATAGTCTTGTCCTTGTCAAACTGTTGGTCCGCAATGACCCGTCTGCGTGCAGGGTCGCCACCCTGTTCAATTTCTCGCAAGATCGCAGGATTGAACATAGCTAGACGTCGTCTGACATACTCTAACGACTTGCCATAGCGAACGTCATCTCGTCCATTCTTCAATACATCTAGAACCTCACTGACTGCTTGCAGATAAATGTTAGAGTCGATAGCTTCAACCTCTGCCAGTGTCGCTGCCAACACGAGGCGTACCGCGTCCGGCTCTTTGAGCTTAGGCACGACCTTAGCAAGATTGGCACCTGTAGCGATCAATGTCGTGAGAGGCTCCATGCCAGCGTAGGAGCGATACTTCTGTGATAGTGGGTCCCAGAACGACCGTGGCGGTAGCCCAGCTGCCTCAAGCGCCCTGATCTCTTTAGGATCTGTAGGTGGGCTACCTGTAATAAGACCATTCATGGCTGCGTACATGAAAGAACCAATCACAAGTAGTCCGCTAGCGAGACGAGCCTCTGCGACCGCACGCTGCGTGCCACCAGCAGACATCTCCTTATGAAAGCTTCTCGCCAATGCATTCAGCCCTGGAGTATACTCTGCACCGACTTCAAGAAGTCGAATTGGGGTACGTACAAACGTACCCACCGTCATACGATATGCAAGATTGGCCCATGGGTCCGCAGGACCTTGTTGTAGAGCTTGCATCAGACGACCTTCAAATTGCTGAGTGAAGGTCATGTGATCTGCGAAATCCTTGACGCGCTGTAGCCGTTCCAGCGGTAATTGGCTGTAGTCATTTGAAACTTCACCCACGCGCGACCAATACTTGCCCGTGCGGCCCTCTGTCTGTGCGATATATTCCATCGCTTCCCAATTGGCTGCCATTTTTCGGAAGATATATTTTGACATGCCATCTGTTCTAACGAGAACGCCAGGCCCTGCGTTAGCAGCATTGGCCAACCATTGTAGACCACGACCTATCATAGGCAGGGAAGACTCATGACTCATATCACTGAGGGCTTCGAAGCCGCGCGCTGTGACCTCAGCATGTGTCGCGCCCATGCGCTCTGCTTGTTCGTCTAGCAGACGCCATGCTTGCTTGTAGTCATCCGCATGTCTAATCAATCTAATTTGATCTGTGACAGCTTCCCATATAGAAATGAAAGCACGGGGCGCCTCACCGATCATTGGACGATTCGGTTCCCAAAACTTCATACTCGCAATAGACCTATCAATCGCCGAGATTGGCATCATGGCACTTGTGCCAAGCCCGTTCTTGACGAGAGCCTCGCCACTGAGGATTGCACCATACATGGCCTGACTGAGTGCCTCAGGCACGGCATAGTATAATCTTGTAAAGAGTGATATTTGTTGATTTCTCTTTAAACCTGTAATCAGATTAGCGAGCGTAGACTCAGGCGTGGCCGGGTCCCACTCCCTAGCTAATCTAGTTAGCTCTCTCTGTGAGTCAGCGACACGAGACTCAATGCCCCGCCCGGCCGCCCTTCGTCCGCCTTCACTCGCCTCACCGATGGCGACTCCAACTGATCTAGCAATCGCCATCGCCTCCTTTAGCTCACCTGGTACAATACTCTCCCCTCGCTTCATCTTCTTCGCAATGTCGAAGACTTGCTGGACTGCCTGAGTCTCAATATGACGAGCCTGCCTAAACTCGGCATTGGTGTACGGCTCAAATAAAGGATCACGGTTTAGAATATTCTCAACAGTCATGTTGCCCGATGTTGGCTTCTTAACGCTAGGCTGAGGTGGTGGTGGCTTATAACCCGGTATCACAGGGTTAGATTCGTCTAGAATCCTTGGCGATGTTGAGCGAAGCTTCTCGACAAGCGTCTTAGCCATACGAGGACCAAAGACTCCTAGTCCGAGTCCCGCCATTGCGTAAGCGATACGTTCTTCCGGTGTATCGCCTTGTGTACCGCCTATAGCAGCGCCCACGGCCGCCCTAGCGGCCACAGAGAGCGCGTCCATGCCTACGAACCCGGCCTCGCCAGCTGCGCCGCTCCTAGCGCCTCCTAGGCCGCCCTGACGCGGTGCCTTTGTGGCACTAGTCGGCTTCTCTTTGACTGGTCCAAATATCTTCCTTTCCTCGACGTTTAACTCTTCAACGATTTCTCTGAACGTCTCCTCCGCCGTCTTAACCGCCTTCTCAAAATCATTTCCTAACTCTTTATAATAACTCTCCACGTCAGCGTCTGTCTTAGTTCGTTCAACAGGCTTTGCCTGTGACGAACTTTCAGCAGGAGAAGGCTTGTCGCCTGGGGCTTCTTTCGAGGCCTTAGCACCACCTCCTCTAAGCTCCTCACTTATCACTTGCAAACGCGCAGCGATAGCCTCAGGAGTCATAGCAGGATCACTATGACCACCGGGCGGGACTCTGTTTTGTCGTGGCGGCAAAGCTAGACGCTGTTGTAACAACAAGGGCTCGTTGACAATGGATGGACGCGGCGCACTTTCTGCAACGCCCTCGGCAAACGCCGTCCCTAGCTTTGGCTCACTGATTGATGGATCAACGATCCTACCTATCCTACGCTGTAGGACGTGTTGCGCCTTAATACCAGGATAGAATGTTCCAATGAGTCCAAATAGCTCTGCATATGTCATAGGCTTGCTGAATTCTTCTGACAGCATTTCTCGCCGTTTTGGATCACCCAACGCTTCGCGAAACTTTGGGTCTAACAACATTGGAATGCTTAGAACACTATGAATACCGAAAGCAACATTGCCTGGGACAGCAATACTACCTTCGCCACCAGGAGTGTAAACCTCGATCGCACGACGGATCGAGTCACCAATACCCATTGGTAGTGCAGCTAAGAATGACAGACCACCAAGGATGCTCTCACCCATCCCCGACAAGACCTCACCTGCTAACTCCGTATGTCCAACCTTGTTCCAATCCTTGACGTTGTTACCAACGGAACGGTACAGACCATTGACGAAGTGTTGATATCCTGCCTTTCCAGTCTCAACCGTTGTCTCGACGCCTGTCGCTAGGACACCTTTCTCTTGTTTCTTTGACTCCTGTGGCGTCTCTACTGCCTCCTCTGGTGCGGCAAAATTTTGCGATCCTGCTTTCTCAATAAACGCATCCAAGCTTCGTCTGTTACTTTCAGTAAGATATTGACGGAAACCAGACTCCAAAGGACCAGCCATTAGCGTCGTCCTCTCGTCGGAGTTTGCATCTTTTGTAGTCTCATCATCTCACTCTGGATGACGCTAATCTCTTGCATGATCCTAGCCTGATTATAATATTCATCATCACCAATCCTGCCTCTAATCTCCTTTAACTCATTCGCAGTCTTCGCCTTTAATTGACCTTGAAGGAACATGAGGCGTGTCTGCGCACGCATCTGAACATGCGGAATGAGATTGGCTACAACTTCGCGTTGCACGAGCAGAGCGTCCTCTCCGCCTTCACCAAGATGATGCGCGCGCCTCTGTATTTCCTCACGTGCCTGCATCACCGCCTCAGCGGCGATACCGTCGAAGTCTAACGACAGGCCACCTGTCGTGCGGAATGCTTGATCCACATTAGACATGGCTTGCTGGAATCTGTTACTAACGATCTCCCGCACCCTTGTTTCATCCCGTGTTCTTGCAGTCTCTGCTTTGTCTTCTGCTCTATGCTTATCCGAGCGCGCGGTGCTCCGCCGGGCGTCAATCTGTGACTGTAAATGATTAGCCCAGACCTGATGTTTCTGATCCCCGATAAGTTTCTTACCTTGTAGAATATTCAGTCTGTCAAGCGTAGCTTGAGGATCGAGATTAGGATTGTAGACTAGCGGCTGAAAAGCGTGCTCAGTCGCTGGGTCACCATCGTTGAAGTCACGATCAATCATCTTCTCAAACTGCACAAGTTTTTCACTTGTGAGATAGTCACGCCACTCTTCTAGATATTCTCTAGTTCTGTTTTCTGGGTATAGCACAAACATTCGCTCAACACTCTCGCGGTGATTAGTTAATGCTTGCTTAAGAGCCGCCTGTGCCGCAATCAACTTGCTGTCACGTTCTTTCATCGCTCTGTCGATAATAGTAGCACGCGCCAGTGGTGGTACGTCTACGAATGAATTTGTCTCATTCTCCATCTTCAACAACAGATCAGGGTCATCCTTTCCAATGATGGTCATCCAATCCGTCTGAGCCTTCACATTGAAATCTTGACGTCTTTTCTCCGCCTCCACAGGCGTTATCGTGCCATCCTTCTCCGCCTTATCAACAAGACCATGATACTTGTTAATGAACTCGTTGCGTTCAGCAGCGTTAGAAGCGCGTGCCGCTTCAAAGCTTAGGACAGCCGCAGACTTATCGAGCTTGGCAACCTGTGCTTGTCCATAAAGCTCGATGCCGCGATATCTTGCATCAGCGATTAAAGCTGGTGCTTTACTTTCAGCGTAGACACCAAACATCGTTTTAGCTTCTTTTGACAATCCAAGTGCGACGCCTTCGCGGATAATCTTCTCCTCTTTAATAAAATATTGTCCATACGCCCCCGGGTCATTCCTGAACGTCTCCAATAGCTCAGGTGTTGTAATCATCTTATTATGTAAATCTTTGATTTGTCCGATATATGTTCCTTCAGCAATAGCAACGTCATTGGCATCACGCTGTTGGTTAAGCTTGCCAACGATAGACGCAATCTGTTGGAGCGATGACTGAACAGACCTACCTGCTTGCTGTGTGATCTCGCCTGCGATATTCGGACGATCTGCGATAGCGCCATACATGCCTGCACTACCCCTTGTGGGATAGTCACCGCCTGCCGTGACGCGTGGGATCTGCGGCACTAGCTGTACCACCTTCCTACGACGCTAGAAGTCTGCTTTGGTTGGGCGGGTGGCTTACCACCCTGATAACCTTTGATACCATAGTATGTGCTAATGCCAGCACTAGCACCACTCGATACTGCTTGCAATGTTCCACCTGCAATAATCCATGGAATCTGGGCGCGTGCCGAACGTGACTGGAATGAATAGAGCCGCCCGGCAAAGCTATGTCTCTGCGCCTCTTGTGATCCTAACGCACGTATGCGTAAGGCCTCAATTTCTGATTGTCTAACAGTATCTAACATATTAAAAAGTGGTGATCCGCTAGATGGATCAACACCACTTGCTGCGTATATTGCAAGTTGTTGACCCTGTATCAGACGAAGCTCACGGCGACGCTGACGTTCCTCGAAGGCTGCGCCTTCAAGCGCATTCTTCTCATCGACTCTTGCTTGTCTTCTCTGCGCTTTAGCAACGTCACTTTGATACTCTGCTTGTTGGACACCTTGATATGTGGCGATACTCGCGCTAGCGACTGCCACGACAGCTGCCGCAATTGCTGCGTATTCAGCCATTTACCATCTCGTATCTGATTACGTCTTTTTTGTCAATGGTATAACATTGTGCTTTGCCATTCTCAGGCTTAAAGCCTAGACGCAGCGCCCATTTGCAATTGATCTCAGATTCTTCCAACGCTACCAATTCAACTCTGTGTAGGGCGAAGGCCCTAATAGTGTCCTTTAGGACTCGTCGTGTGATTCTTGTAAGCCACACAGGAAAATCTGTTGTTAATTCTTTGGTATAATAAGACCATGCCATACCAACCCCCGGCCATATAATCTGGATGCCAGAGCATCCAATGACCCTATCATTAATGACAGCAGTAAAGGCAGGGCCTTTAATCTGTTTAATATAAGCAGTCTCCGCGCTTTCGATAGCGTCACCATCCCGCCCCTCGAAAGCGAGTAGATGCCATGCCTCAAATGGGATTAAATCTGGGACCATCCACCACCCTCCTCAACAATCTTAAGCGCCTCCTCTTTTGTCGACGCGATGCCTGTTAGAATTTGATCTGTGTAGATTTCATACATATTATCATATGTATAGACCCAACCAATCTTACGCTTCTGCCATCGTCTTTTAACTGTGGTCGCCAAATTGCACCTCCCCAAAGATTCCAAGCACCGTCATTGGGAATGGCTTGTCACGTTTGACTGTGACAAAACCGTCAGTATCAATAACTCCGGGTGGCGTCACTTTGACGTCACCTGTATATAGCTTAAGCTGTCCGAGCTTAGGCGGCGGATATTGGATCGGCTCACCATTGATGGTGCCGCCCATACTCTTATAAAGACGTAGCCAAAGGTCTTTCCACTGTCTTGGCAATCCTTCGGTCATGACGCCTTCAATCGCCGGGCGCATAGTTTGCAACGTACTTTCAAACATCAGCCCTGCCTCTGCGTGACTGGTGGCAGGCTCATCCAATGTCACCTGTCCATCCACCACGACTTTCGTTCCGCGGAACGCTCCATCTGTGACAATGCCTACCGTCTTGCCTTCTAGATGTCCTAGATTTGTCAATATTGATGTTGGCGTGCTGAATGAGTACACTGTGGCACAGTCTAGCTCAACACTTTTCCACTCTCGTGCGCTTAACTCGCTTGCATCTTCATCAAAGACCTCAATGAATGTGCCTGTGCTTCTCTCCACAATGACCCAAACCTGGTCATTCTTAGGCGCAGCTTGTGGTATCACACCCACGGATTTGTAAAATCCGTCGGTCTTGTATCTGGTAAACCCAATGACATTTTCCTTTGGATTAAATGTGAGCGTTGCGATCTCCCCATCTTCTCTTATGTAGAAGATACGTGGATCGGGTCTTTTTGCGAATCCCACTGGTCCAAGCTTAATGCCTGTCTCACCTGTAATATGATCTGCGATTCCTGTAAGCTCTGCGACGTCTTGGCCATCCTCGTTTATGTTGTATCCAATAACAAAAATTCTCTTACGCGAGCGGTCTACAAAGATGATACGTTTTCCTGCTACAACAGGCTGAATATGTGCAGAACCTTCGGTTCCAATATGATCGATCAATGGTACCGTATCGCCACCGAGTGGTGCATCAGTCTTTCCACTTCTGACATTCATTTCAGCCCCTGCCGATCCCATAAACAACTCAACATTATCTGCCATCCATTCGATCCTACTAAGTTGTCGGTGTGCAACAGTAGTAGCAATGGCGTTGTTAGCTTTGATACCGACACCATAGTTTTCAAAGTTGTCAGAACTAGACAGCCAGAAATCGGTAAGCTGTGCTAACGTGGCAGCTTGACCAAGACGACCTTGAAGAAATTCAATAGTCCGAGGAAAGCCATGGACAGCAGACCACGAACTATCTTCGAGAGTCCACGCACCGCCGGGTGCCTGGACTGGGTCAGCGTCTTCGCTTCCCTCAAGCACGACAACAATGCGTCCAATCAAACTCTGAGAGTTTGTCCTTGTTGTTATCTCAATAACACCACCATATATATGAATAAACTTACCAACGACATTTGCACGAAAAGCTGGTGCAGCTGCTGTTAGATTAACATTGCGTCCAACAGGTTCCTTGTTATCAACATCTAATCCTGTTAATGGTGACAGTTTCAAGAGCCACGATCCCGCGGGAATCGGCGCCACGCTGATAAAATCATCAATAATCGTGCAACGGACATGGTCGTTCGGTGACGCATTATCACCCGCGGAGGCACCAAAAGATGTGATACGTGCGCGTGCGTTTCCATGTATGATAATACGTCCAACATCAGCTTCATAAAAGACTGCGTTGCTCGCAGTAAACAATATATTTGTGCCTGTGATCGCCGCAGGCGTCAGTGTAGCTGTGCCGCCTGAGATATCTTCGTCCTTCTCAAAGGACGGCGGTGGGTCAAAATCTAATGGAATGATTGACCAATCATCGTCTGCGATGCGTACAAGCTTCTGCTGTTGCAGCGTAGGCTGGACCATATACATTACATCGACTGATTGCGTATAGTGAATGTCGCGCAGTAAAGCTTGTGTATATGGCGTAGCCAGCTCGATGGGGTTGCCCGCCTCCTCAATCCTAGTCTTGTCAGGTTTGTAGAACCTCATATAACCATCACCAACCTCAATCATTCTTGCATTATCAACGTCAGGCTCAAAACCAATGAGTATCGTATCGCGATCTGCGTGCTTAACAGTAGCAATCTTACGTGTACCTGGGCGACTCTTAACACCACCTTGACGTATGATATCCCAATTCTCAAGGACACGGCCACCTTCAAAGAAGGCAGCGAGGTCTGGACGACATTCGATCTTAGGTGTTAGCTCACCCTTGCTAAGATTTGTTATAAGACGCCGAAAGATTGCGCCCACTAACGCCTAACTCGCGTCAAATCATCCGTTAAGAATGGGTGTTGACTACCTTCTTGACTGTCAATAGCAGCGCCAAGTGGCATTAGTAAGCCAATCGCCTCCTGAATCTTAGCGACCGCCTTCTGCCAGTCCTTATTGATAGCTGCTGCAAGCTTGCCGGCAAGCCAGACTTCTAAAGTCTGGTGAAAAAGAGGCGACCATATCGTCGGATTGTCAACATCTTTGGTAAATAAGATAGAAGCTTGACCGTAGTTGGTCAAAAGGCTACGTCCTTCAATTCGATGATACGAAGTCATGCCTATTGGATACTCACTCCAGTTAATCGCCAGTGGTTCGGCCGCTGTTGCAGGGTTGGCGCCATAAAATTGCTTAACTTTGATGACATACTCTGGAAGAGTATAAGAGAATGCGAAGCCGAAGGCAGGCGTCGTAGCAGAAACGCCTAATTTCATGCGATCTTCTGCAAAATTCCAATCGTATAACGATAACAGGGCGCGTCGTAGCGGAACATAGTATGTTTTGCACCAATTTGCATTTTGTGTTCCATCATCGATGCCCCCAATTGGACCTGCACCAATCTGACCAAGCGCGCCGTTGAGGAATTCAGCTTCTGTCATTATCTTTCCCCCGGCACAAAGATGTTATCTCGATTGATACGACTATGAAATCTGTAACCCATGAATTCCATGACGCCTGTTGACCATCCTTCTGGATATCCATATGCCTCACTAAGTCCTTTATCCTCAATCATGACCACAGGTCTATGTGTTAAGATCGTATTAGCTGCGCCAGCGATAGCATATGGTTCAAAACCCTCGATATCGAGTTGGATAAGATCACAAGCGGCTAACGCTAGCTCGTCAATTTTGCTAATACGAATGCTGCCGTCAGGCTTTGTTAAGATGCGTGCCGCTCCCATGTTACGTCGGCCTTCTGGATAATCCATTCCAGCACGCCCGCCGTCACCTACTGCGGTTGCGATGCAAAAAATGTTATTAACATTGCGTGTGTTTTGTGCAAGACATTCAAAATTGTCAGGGTCAGCTTCAAATGTAAAGACGCTTCCAAAGAATTTTGCAAGGTGCAATGGCCACTGTCCACAATTCCCGCCCGCCTGGACCACGACGTCGTGTTTCTTACATAATTTGATCGCTTCGTCTGCATCCTTTATTTGTCCAAAAGTAACACTTGCACAGTCAACATCATCCTCAGGCCACATAAGTCCGTTGACGTACTTAAATCTTCCAGTGCTCATGGACCCAGCCTTCTGTAAAGGTGTGTGGCTTTGGATCACCATGGAAACATACGAGAGAATAACGACGGGGACCTTTTTCTAATTCATTAGCCTTATAAGAGCCAATGACGTCAGGCGCAATATCTTGCCATAAGTCAGCATTAGGAAGCTTCTGTGTAATCCAGTCTTGATCCCCATGCATCTGATGCATATATTCAGGCTTGAAGTCGCGGAAGACGTGACGGCCGAAGGCCGGCGCAATGCTCATGACTGAGCTGTTGTAACCAGGCGCCCACCAGTCTTTTATAATCGCAAAGCTACCACGATATGTTAATAATTTGTCAATACTGCCAACGATGACCGTGTCTAAGTCAATGTATAGAATCTGATCAATTGAGTTTGTGTAGAACAAGTGTAACTTGGCCCACCATCCCGGATAACGATTGTTAAATTTCAACGTTCGCACATTAACACCTTCGGTGTTATCGGTCATGCAAATAAAATTATATGGAACAGTCGTATGTCGTTTGACCATCGCCGCAAGTACGTTCACGTACTCAGGGTCATATTTAGTACCGACCTTGATACAGACGATCTTAGTCAATCATTCCTCCCCTACCGAAACCACAACCGATACAACGCTGAGATGTTACAACAGCCGGACCTATTGCCCAATACCAAAAGAACGATTGAGAAGGATCAGCATCAGACATAATATATATAATACCGTCCGAACCCCAACCACCATTTTTGACAGTCATACTTCCCTCGATTGCATCGCTAGTAGAAATATTCGCTAATACATTATCAAATTCGATTGCAGTAGCAGTTTCGGATGCTGCTACATTATCTTCTGATAATATCGCCATTGCAAGCTGATTAGAATCACTAGTAGCTGCTCCTATAGAAAATTCAGTATGCGCTTGTTGTGTGTCCGCAGTTGATGCAGAAGTTAGATGTGACAGTACCATCACACCGCTAGGTGTAAAACCAAAACCACTAGTAACAATATCGGTTGATGTATTGGTTTGTGTTAACGAATTTCCAATTTTGAATTGCGGCCCTTTGAGTGCAAGATAGTAAACAGGACGTCCTGTTGTAGGAGCTTCGATTACATTGAATGTAAATCCATCTGAATCAAAAGCGGTAACTGATCCGCGTGCATGCGGACCTGCTGGTGCTGTCCAACCTGCCCAAGACTCTCCTGTTAATGAATACCTATTTGAATCACTTGGAGTAACATTATCATCTAAACTAAAGCTTGTAACAGCATTTGTTGGCCCGGCACGCGTTGCAGCACCTAAGCTAAAACCAACATTTGCACTATTTCCATTTTCAGCATTAGAAATTGTTGCATCAATTAATAATACAAAATCGGCTTCAAAACCTACGCCAGTAACTGTAACGTCACCTGTGCTAGTGCCTGTATTAAATGTTCCTATAGCAATATTGGTGAGATCGCTCCCACCGTAAGCACAGTAACCAATACGATAATCAGCAGAAAATGCATCATCAATAGTAGCAGTAAAACCATCTGTATCCATTGCTACATCGGCAAGGCCATCTATACCTGCGGCGCTGAATATAGCAATAGCCGCATCATTACGACGTGTATTAGCCGTTGCTGTTGGATTAGAAGCATCATTCTCAGCAGCAGTAATAGATCGTCGTGTAGTTGCCGACGTTGCAAAGCCAATACCAGGGCGAATTGCCGCTCCACCAACAGCATCTGTTGCATTCGTTCTACCATTCCAGAAGAAGATAACTAATGATGGCTGGAACGACGGAGAAATATTAACTTCAACAGTTGAGGTAGCAGCTTGTGTAGTGATACCGAAATTGCCGCAAGCTACCTGCAGATCGGCATTAGCAACACCGAATGATAATAGAATAATTAATACGGCTAATAGCAATTTCATCGAACGCGTCTCCACGGCTTGCTAGCAGTCGGAGGTGGCGGCGGGGGTGGTTCTGTGATGGCGTTGCCACTAAGATTACCGAAACGCAAATCGTCCATGCGCCCGGCGTCAGCCGTTGCCAAACCAACATAACCGGATGATGGAGGTGACGTTAGAGAAGCTTGTCCAATTTTGTAACATGTCCCGTTGCTAACACGACAATAAACTAATGTGGCTAGTCCGTCGTCGTAGCGACCACCAAACTTATCTCCAGTCGCAATATCCCAAGTTAGATTAACAGGCGCCAATGGCTCTGAATATATATTGTTAATGCGCTGTGAAATTCGGCATGTGTCGTTATCAGCACCGGCATTACGACCGCAAGCGAAGAAATAATAGTTTTGAGTATCAGTCCCTAAGAAACGAACTTGATACCATGAACCTCCTTCGGCGACTAACGCTGTGATAGTGACAGAAGCCTCTACTTCTTGTTCAGGGACTTCAATTACATGTCGCGAGGCATCATATCCACCGGCGCTACCGA